ACCGCCGATACCGCGTTGATGGCGGTCTGGGTTCCTTCGGAGATGTCGACGCCAAACGCCGACAGCGCCTGGAGGAAGGCGGCGATGAAGCCGAGCAGGTAGACGGGCTCTCTGCCGAAGATCTTCATGGTCAGTTCTCCTTGCTGCTGGTGACGTCGACGCTGACCTTGACGACGGCGTCGGCGATGGCCTTCTGGACGGCGGCCACGACCTGTTCGGTGTCGACGTCGGAGCCGACGAGCTGGGCGAGCTTGGCGATGGCCGCGGACTGCGCGGCCTCTGCCGCCGTGTTGGCGCGCACGCGGGCCTGGATGTCCTTGAGGATGGACTGGGCCGCCCAGGTCGGGTTGGTCTTCACGTCGCCGGCGTCGGCGGGGGCGCCGATGGCGTCGGTGTTCCAGACTCCGGCGAAGCTGTTGGTCTTGATCGCGTTGGCGATCCAGGTCTTGTCGGCGTCTGTGAGCGCCACGTCGTCCTCCTGGGTGGTGCCGTTCTTGGCGGCGGCGAGGATGGCGGCCATCGGGAAGGCGCCCGGGTCGCCGTGGTCGTTTTCGGGGACGTGCTGGTGGCCGCAGTGTCCGGTGAAGTTGTTCCACTGGGTGCCGTTCATGCGGACGCCGTTGCCGCCGTAGCTGGACGGGTAGGCCTTGAATGTCAGTCCGGACGACAGGGGTACGCCGTGGTTGGTGTTGGCCCACTTGGCGAAGGCGGCGAGGTCGCGGATCGCCCAGTCGGGCAGCTCCGCCATGTACAGGTGCTGGATCCCGGACCGCGCCCATTTGGCGTGCGTGGTGGGGTCGCAGGTGCCGACGATCTCCACCTGCCCGACGTTCAACGTGTTCGTTTCCACGCCGCCCGTCAGGTTGCGCAGGGCGCGGGATGAGACGTCGAAGTCGAAGTGCTGGTACCAGACCAGGCGTTTCGCCGCGAAGTCCGGCTTGGCTGTGAAGTTCGGGGCCATCGAGCCGCCGTCATACGACGGCAGTGACGTTCCCTCAGTGGAGTGCCAGCACAGGACGTTGACCTCCATCGCGCTGCCCGGATACTTCGCCCCGAACCAGTAGGTGGTCGACGCTCCGGGGTAGCGCTGTGGTCCGCTCTTCATACGGCCCCCGTTCTGGGCATGAAAAATGCGCCCAGGCGGGGCGCGGCGCGGGTTCTCGAAACTCAGGTGGTGATGAGGAAGTTGAGGTGGAGGCGCAGGTTGGAGCCGTTGGTGACGTCGCCGGTCGCCGAGCGCAGTGTGCAGATGCCGTCAGTGCCGGTCACGAAGCCGCCGCTGGCCACGCCGGAATCCCAGAAGCCGTTGATGGTCTGATGCGTGGGCCGCCACCCGGCCGGCAGCGTGCAGCAGACGGTGTCGGCGATGTTGCCGCCCGACTCGCTGATGGTGGAGCCGGTGCGGGCCAGGAACACGTCGACCATGACGTTGCGGCCTTCCCGGTAGCCCGCGAAGTCGAGCTGGGAGAAGCCGGAGGCGACGGACAGGCCGCTGGTGGTGGAGCTGAGGGATTGCGGCGGGGTCACCCACGACGAGCCGTCGTACACCTCCAGCCGGTTCACATCCTGCAGGTAGGTGGCCATGCCCTCGACGGGGGCGTAGGAACCGCTGAGGGTGGCGCCGCGTGCCGACGCGGAGGCGAACCTCATGACTGTGCGCGGGATGATCCCGTCGGCGAGCGCCCCTACGGCGCCCGGGATCGACGGGGCGTCCGTCATCTGCCAGATGCCGACGCCCTGCCCGTAGTTGTCGAGGGCGGTCATCAGTCGTTCGCCTCCTGCGGCCAGTCGAGCACCGTGGAGACCGCGCCCTGGAAGTTGCGCAGCTCAAGGCCATGGCTCTGGAACACGGCCCGCAGGGCTCCAGCGAGTTCATCTGGCGGCACGCGGTCACCTGACTCGAAGTAGGAGCTGAACGTGACCTCGCCCAGATAGGAGCCCCCCGCCCCCTCGATCTGGGCGCGGAAGATGGTGTCTGGGCTGAACGCGTCACCCTGCACGGGTGGCCCCCTTACAGGTCGTAGTAGCAGCCGTCCAGGCTGAACCAGGTGGTGGTGGGCGATGTTGACGCGAAGACCAGCAGCACCCCAGCGGGTGACATTTCGGCGCCGACTGCGCCGATTGCCGTTGCGGAGTAGTTGCGGCCGATGACCAGTCGCCGAGTCACGGCGGGCCGTGCCGCCACGGGAAGTGCGCTGGTGACGCTAGTTGCTGTGGTCAGTGCGGTCGTGCAGGCGGCCGTTCCGCGCAGTTCGACGCGCGCCGTGCCGAACACGGTGAGCACCCGGTATTGGGCGATACCGAACCCCGCGGTCTGCGGTGTGGTGAATCCCGCCAGCAGTGGCAGGCTGGTCCACGCTCCGGTCGGATCTGCAGTGCCAGCAGTGCGCCCGAAGGCGACCCAGTTCCCGGAACTGGATTGCGAGATGGTGATGAGGTCGCCAATGGTCGGGGCCTGGTAGCCCTCCAAGCGGCGGATGGAGGGGATGCCATCGGCGTCGACGGTGCCATCTGCGTTGACTGCTGTGACCGTGGCGAGCCGCCAGTCCGACCCGCGCACCGACGGGGCCTGCTCGCCTGCCTTCTTCGCCTGTCGCCGCAGGGCTTCCCGCAGGTCGCGGGTGACGGATGAGGTGGGGCGGCCGGTCACGAGTCCTCCTTGGCGGAGATGGTGGAGATGGGGAACTCTCCGCCGACGTCCAACGGCACGGTGAAGGCGGCAGCCTGGTGGAGTTCGCGGGTGCCGTCTTCGTGGGCGATGCGCAGCACGTCGCCTGGCTCCAGGGCCGGGTTGGGCAGTGAGGAGATGTCGCCGGACGCGTTAGGGGCTTTGGCCTGGGCGAGTTTGAGGATGGCCGCGTTCTGGCAGGCGCTCGTGGAGACGAGGGTGGCCGAGTTGTAGAACATGGGGCGGCGCCCGTAGGGCCCGGACCAGTAAGTGGGGCTACCGGTGTCGTCGTCGGTGGCCAGGTATTGGACGGGGGCGACGTTGTCGGTGGTGTTCTCGCCGCGGGCCAGGACCCCGTTGAACACATTGTCGGAAGCCATGGCCCGGTTGGCGGAGATATAGGCGCCGCCTGCGGCTGCTTCGATCGACCAGACGGGCGCGGTCGTGAGCAAGTCTGGCAGGGTCGCGATGACGAAGACGCCGTCGGCGTTGGCGTACACCTCGGCCCCGGCCGCCGCGGCGATCTCCTGGCAGCCCGCCCACGGGTCGGCTTCGGTGTCGAAGATGCGCGTGCCGATAGGGGTGTCGACGATGGTGGAGAGAACGTCGGCGGTGGGCAGGCTGCGCCGGATCAGCTCGGTGACCGCGGACGCGACGGTTCCGGTGACCCGGTACGGGGCCGTGAACTTGTCGTCGGCGATGACCGCGGCCAGGTCTTTGCCTTGCAGGGTGGCCGGCCCTTGGGTGACGTCGCCGCTGACCGAGTCGAGCCGGAACAGACCCAGCGGCACGAGTTCGTGGGTGCCGTCACCGTAGTCGACGCCGCGGGAGATCCGCAGCCGGGCCCCGTAGGTAGCGAGCTGGTCCGCCGGGCTGCGAGGGATCCGGGACGGGTCGGCGACGGTGACGGTGCAGGTGCGGCGGATGGCCTGCGACCGGTCCACTGTCACCGAGCCGCCCGTGTGGTCCACGTCGACGACGCGGCCGTCGGTGAGAAACAGCTGCACCCGGGTGATCGGCGTGTGGGATTCGGTGATGCGCTGCAGGAACCGGTCGGAGACGGGATACACGCTCACCCCCGCCGGTCGAGCAGCAGATCCTCACACGTGGCGTACACGGCCAGTAGGTCGGCGCAGGTGTCGAACTCAGTGAGCACGTCCTGGCAGGTGCGGCCCGCTGATCCGTTGACGCCGGTCGTGACCGGCATGTCTTCCTCGGTCAGGGGCAGCGCCCACGCCCGCCACTGCTCCTGTGCGAGCCGTCCGACGCGCGTCTCCGGGACTTCACCGACGGCTACGTACATGTCGTCGACGCCCATGCCGGGGGCGGCCTGCCACAGCAGGGTGTTGCCCGAATCAAGCAGCAGGTGGAGGGCTTTGCGTTCGGCGTCGGAGCGCGTCCAGATCGCCAGGTCACCCTCCAGGCCCTGCCGCACACCGGACAGGACAACCTTGTTGCGGCGTCCGCGCACGACGAAGGAGGCCTGTTCGATGGGCCGCTTCCAGTCCGGGGCCTGCTGCACGACGACCAGGCAGTTCCTTTGCGGGTTGCCGGGGTCCTTCAACCAGGCGGTGTTGATGTCGGTGAGGTTCAGCGTCACTGTCGACGACGAACGCGTCCCGGAGATCACGCCGGGGCTGCTGTAGGTCTCGATGTGGTAGTAGACGGGAACTCCGATCGGCGCTTCATGATCCTCGACGATGAGCAGGTCGGAGGTGAGCGCCTGCTGGTCGATGAGTCCGTTGGTGCCTCGGACCAGGGTTTGCGTGCCGTCCGGTCCGACCCGGTACACGCTGATCAGGTTGTCGACCAGCAGTTCCCGCAGCGTCAGCTCGATGTAGCCGTCGCTGTCGCGGGCCACCACGGCAGTCTGCGGCAGCACTTGCCACAGCGTCGCCTGATCCAGCTGGAGGACGCTCGACGTCGCCGACGCCGTCACGACAACCTCGACCGCCGCCTGCGTCGCCCCAGCCGGAGCCACAGCGTCCGAGGGCAGCGCATACCAGGACGAGCCCGGCAGCACCCAGGAGGTGCCCGTCGATGAGCCCAGATCGACGTTGGAGGCGTCGAACCAGCGCACCCTCGTCCGCACCGACGACCAGCTGCCAGCCGCAGAGTGCACGATGACCTGGGCCCTGTAGTTCAGCCCGGCCGTGATCCCGCCGGCCTTGACCGAGCGGAGCGTCGACGCGGTCGCTGTCGCCGACGATACGGATAGCGAGTAGGCGCCGTCGAAGAAAGCCAGCCCCCACGGGGTGGTGCGAGCAATCGTCGCCACCCCGGACGTCACAGTCCAGCCGGCGATGCCCTGCTCGAACGACGAGTCCGCATACGGCAGCAGCGAGCCTGCCTGCAGTTTGGGTGCGACCGTCACTGCGACGGTTTCCAGGCGCAGCACCTGCCCCGCCGACGCTGAGTCGAGACCGGCAGCGACCGAGCAGGTTGCCGCATTCGACGGTGCAACCATGGAAGCCCGCTGCCGGTACATGCCGGTCGTTGCCGGGGGCGCCAGCGTGGAGCGCTGGGCGGCGATCTGGTTGCCGGATGCGTCGTAGTAGCGGAGCTCGATCCACGCCTGCGAGGTGAGAACCGGCGGCTGCAGGTAGGCGTAGGCCAGGTATTCGACGCCTGGCGTCACTGCGGGCCGGTCCACGGCGAGGACGGAGGCGTTGCCGGCGGCGACCGCGGTCATCGCCAGGGTGTGGCCGCCGGCCAGGTAGTTGTCCACGGCCCAGCTGATGGCGGGGACCTGCCGGGAAAGGCTGGCGTTGACGACGGCTGCCCAGCCGGACGCGTCGACCTCCGTGCTTTCCGTGTTGAAGGGGAGCAGGTTTCCGGTCGTGCGGATCGGCAGACCGAGGTAGACGTTCTCCCAGAAGTGGGAGACATTCGCGCCGGTCTCCGTCGACGACAGCAGCACCTGCGCCTGCGTCGCCCCAGCTGGTGCGGCGCCGGCGACAGACACACGGTGCCAGCCCGCCCACGCTGACATGGTGACGACGGACCAGGTGACGCTGATTTCGGTTCCGCTGCTGTTCAGCCAGCGGATCCCGACCCGTTCCGCCGTCGATGTGCCCCCGGCCGTGTCGGAGAACGTGTAGTACACGGTTCCGGAGGTGACGGGGTAACTGGAGACGGTGCGGGCCTGCATCTCGCCTGCTGCGACGGAGCGGACGGACAGGCAGCCTCCGCCGCCGGTTCGTCCGCCCACTCCTAGGCCGATGGTGCAGTTGAGCTTGGTCGTCCACCCGGAGGTGTTGGGGTCGATCTGCTCTGTGGTTGCGGAGAGGAGGTTCCCGGGGATCGCCAAGGTGACCTCCTCAGCCCGCGTAGAGACTGCTGATGAGCCGCTGGTTGCCTTCGTTCACGACCTGTTGGGCCTCGCCGCGGACCTTGCCGAGGAACTCGCCGCTGTCGAGGAACAGGTCGCCCTCGAAGCGGGCGGGGCCTCCGCGTGCGGCCATCGACGTCAGCGCATTCGCCTGGCCTGTCGTGAAGACGGGCTCCGGACGGCCGGTGCCGTTGTAGGCCAAGTTCAGGCCCGGCTGCAGGTAGCCGCCGGAGTCGTACTTGCCGGGCATGAAGCCGTACCAGGACGTGAACAGGCTGTCCTTGTAGCCGCGTGCCCGGGAGCCGACGACGACGCCGTCACCGCCGCGGGACTCGACGTTGACGCCGGCGATCGTGCCCGCCGTGTGGCCGACACCAGAGTTTGTGACCCCGATCATGAAGGGGGAGTTCAGGTTGCGCACCCAGCCGGCCGGGCCGGAGTTTCCTACGAAGCTGCCGGTGGCCCAGCGGCGGTGCGGGCGCTCGCCGCGGATCACCGACTCAATGGCGCTCATGAAGCCGCTGCAGTCCCAGCTGGGGTTGCCGTTGCCGCCCCACTGGTAGGGCTTGCCGTTCTGCGTCTTCGCCCACGCCAAAGCCTTCTGCACCGCCGGACCGCCGACGGCCTTCTTGTCCTCGTTCCCGAACCAGCCGAGCATGCCGTCGAGGGCCTTGTTGCTCAGTCCCCGCATCAGGCTCCCGATACCGGATGCCGGGATTCGGCCGATGAGCGGGCGCACGATCGCCGCGATCGCCTTCTGCGCGGCGGACTTGAGGCCGCCGATGACGAGATCCTTCGCCCACGACGCCGCCGAGGAGACCGCCCCGCCGATCGCGGACGTCACCTTGCCGACGATGCCGCCGTCCGCATAGCCGGGCACCGGCTGGTGCTGTCGGCGTTCCTGCTGCGGTGTCGGGTTCCCGCCCGTCTTCGTCGGCCGGTCCTGGCCGAGCATGGCGTCGATGCCGCGGTGGCCGCCGAGCTTGGCGACTTGCTGGGTGGACAGGATGCGCTCGCCGGGGGTGAGCATGGCGGGGACGGTGTCGCGGTTACCGGTGCCGGGGACGATGCCGCCGGTGTTGAAGCCGAGCGGGATCGCCGGAAGTGTGATCTTGCTGCTGATTTTTCCGGCGATGGTGTTCCACATTTTGCGGATGCCGTCGTTGTACACATGCTGCACCACCCACTTCACGGGGGCGGAGATCTTGCCCTTGACGCCGTCCCAGATGGTGCCGATACCGGTCTTCAGCAGGGAGAACGCGTTCTGCATGTTCGTCTTGAATGTGCCGATCTTTTCGCTGATCGTCTTGAAGACCGTCGTGACCTTCGACGACACGCCGTTCCACATGGTGTTCCACGTGTTCGACAGCGTCGTCTTCAGCCCCGTGAACATGTTCTTCACGCCAGTCCACGCGGTGCTGATCGCCGTCTTCAGGCCTGTCCAGAACGTCGTCCACTTGGTGGTGAGCGACGCCCACAGGTCCTTCCAGATCTGCACGACCCCGTTCTTCAGGTCGGTGAACAGCTGCTTGGTGGCGGTCCACAGGCTCGTGAACCATCCGATGATGGCGGTCACCAGATCGGGAATGATGCTGTGCCCGACGAGCGTGTCGTAGAGGTCCTGGAAGAACCCGACGACCGCATTCACGATCTCCGACGCCTTGTCCGCGAACCGTTGGAACCAGCCGATCACCGTCGTAATCACCGGGACAAGGATGTTGAGTGCCCCGGCGAGGATCCCCGACATGGCGCCCGCCAGCCCGGCAATCAGCGGCAGCAGCGGACTGATCACGCCCATGGCCAGGTTGATGAGCGTGGCCGCCATCTGCCCCAGCACCGGGA